TATTTATATTTTCTAATTAAAATTAGATTAAAATTAGATTCAATAAATTGTTTTTTTTGTGCCGCCATCATATCCAATAGCATATTTTTTTATCATATCTTGATTGAATGATTTTGATTGAATTTGGATCATATAATTCGACTATTTGGTAATTATTGGCTGAACTTACTTGTATTATTCTTTTTAATCATCTATATTTAACCCCTAAGGGAGCGAAGCTCTTAACCTATATTATCCATTATATCCATTAGTTCACAATGCAATATACTTAAAATATTGGGGTAATCTGTATATGATATTCTTACCATCTTGAACCCTTTATTTTTACAAAAATCATCTTTGATTTTATCATATTCTTGTTGTTTTCTAAAATTTTCTTCTGCTTCTTCTTGTGTCATATTTCCAAATCTTACAGGCATAAAATGCTGTCTTCCATCAAATTCAAATACTTTCTTATGATTGATAAACATAAAATCAAATCTCAAACGTTTACCACAAGAAGTTGTTAATTCTGTGAAGGTTGAATTATGTCGATAATCTTTATCTTCAAAAAAACCCAATTCTTCAAAGGATTTTATCATTTTAAATTCACCCGATGATATATTACTTGAACCTGTACAAGTTTTTATATGTACTTGTAAACTTGAATTTGAACTACTCTTAAAATTACAACCTTCTATATCATATTCGAAATCTTTTATCTGATTGTGAATTGCTTTAATATGTGCTTGTAAAGTTCCATTTGTACTACACCTGAAATCACAACCATCTCTATCACATTTAAAATTTTTTATTTTATCATGTAATGCTTCAATATGTTGTTGTAAATCTGCATTTCTGCTAAAAGTAGAATAGCAACCATCTCTATCACATTTAAAATTTTTTATATTATAATGAACTGCTTTAATATGAACTTGTAAATTTGAATTTGTACTACACCTGAAATCGCAACCTTCTCTATCGCATTTGAAATTTTTTATATTATCATGAACAGCTTTAATGTGTGCTTGTAAAGTTTCATTTTCACTACAAGTATAATTACAACATTCACTATCGCATTTGAAATCCCTTATCTGATCGTGAACAGCTTTTATATGTTTTTGCAAATCTCCCTTTCGACTAGAAGTATAATTACAACCATCTCTATCGCATTTAAATCTTTCACTACATTTAATACAAGTCTTTAATAGTACTCCTGTATTTTGTCTAATTTTAAAGAGTGATAATAATTTTACGCAGTGACACATAGAACATCTTTTGGTTTCTGTCATTTTCTGTCATTTTCTTTTACTTAGTAATCTTTAAACTAAATTATTTTCTGACTCTTCTGAAGAATCATCTTTATGAGTTTCTGTAGATTCATCTTCAGAGTTGGTGCTGGTGGAAGAACTTTCTTGGTTTTCTTTTTAACTATTTTGTGTATCGTTTTAATATTTGATTGCTTAAAAGTCTGATAATTCCTTCTAACAGTACCGTATTTATCAAATTCGTGACATTTTACCCAAACTAGATGTGTTGATTTGGCACAAATTGCCTTAACTTCGTTTTTATTCATTATTTCTTTTTCAAGAGGAATGAGAATAACTCGACTAATTAAATAATTTCTGCATTTAATAGCAGATAATTCTTCTTCTTTCTTTACTTTTACATCGGAAATGTTTTTAGGTGCTATTTCTGGAGAATCAATACCAGATAATCGGCAATTAAATTTAACTAATTCATTATCAATTTTAAAAACAATATGAACTGTGTCACCATCATATACATACACTACTTTTCCCCACATATTTTTACCATTCATCGAAAATTCTTTCACTTGGTGATCAGCCGATTTCAAATCCAAATGCTCGTTCATCTTTTATACTACATAAACTTGTTTTAAATTTATTCATTATATGTTCTTACCAAAAACTTTTTTTTGAAACTTACATTTCAAAATGTAGGAGACAGACAACTTAAAGAAGTCAATATTGAAATTACTTTGTTGTTGTCATTTCGTGAAGATTATAAAAACAACAAACTGGTTGTAAAATGTATTTTAATACTATTTATGTAATTTGCCTATTAATTAAGTCGCTACGGAATTATTGTACTTTTTTTACTTTCAAGATCTTGTATTTCTTGTTGTAATAATATTATTATTTCATTAAGTTTGGGTACAACTGATGACATATTTGGATCTTTAATATATCTTTCAAACTTTTCAATATCCCGCCTCCTATCTTTTATCAAAAAATCAAAAATTGTTTTATCTGGATTGATTGTAAGAGGGTTTCCCCAATCTGTAGAATCTTGATAATTTAATTGTGAAGATCCTTTATCCCCTGCACCTTGATATACTCTCTGGCCCGGGCAATGATTAATACAATGTAAATAATATTCTCTCATTAATACACCGGCACTATTATGAGCAGGAAAAAATGTAGAATATGCTGGATTATCATTAAGTGGTACTTGGTTTATACTAACATCTGTATGAAAAACCGTTGGAGATGCTGTTTCCCACCATCTTACCGTATTATCATTAAATATACCATAATGGTACGTTTCACCTTCTGCATTTTCAGCCTCTTCCTTATGATAGTTTAGACATTTTGCAGGATTATGAAGAAACATAGCATCACCTGTTAGCCTAATTTTTTGTTTCTGTTCTTCGGTAAGATTTCTAATTATAATTAGAGTAACATGCCCTTTTAAATTTGATGCATTACCAGTATTATATATAGTACAATGTATTTCAATACTATTAGGAGACGTTATGTATTTGGCATTTTTGACATTTCTATGTCTATTAATAGAATCAATACTATAAGAAAATTTTTTCTGCTTATTTAGAATCACCGCATCGTCTTGCGGATTATCAGTTGAATACAAATTTCTTAAACGTTCATATTCTTCTGTAAAAGATTCGTTACTTTTGTTATTTTTATATGTTTTATAAGCTTTTCTCATATCTTCTAAATTTTTAGGAAGTTTACGACCATCAGGGCACAACGGGTCATAAGATTCATGTATAACAGTATTATAATAATTCCACAACTTAATATATTTTCGTCTTTGTTCTTTGATAATACGAGTGAAACCTTTTGTCATTTCTATTTCATTTGGTTTTGAACCAAAATATTGATATAGTCGTTGTCCACTAAGAGTATGATATATAGTATCTTTTGAACCAAGTAAAGTCTCAAATTCCTTTATCGTAGCTTTGCCTATATCTATTTCGCGTTTGGTAGAAGTTTGTTGTGATAGAAAAAGCTCTTTTGCAATACGATCTGTTTCTTCTTGGGAAGGTTCGTCTTGGGAAGGTTTGTCTTGGGAAGGTTCGTCTTGGGAAGGTTCGTCTTGGGAAGGTTCGTTTTGGGAAGGTTCGTCTTGGGAAGGTTCGTTTTGGGAAGATGTTCCAGCTCTAGCGGCCATTTTTTGTTGATGAATTTTGTTGATTGCATCTTTTTGATTTTTTGCATCTTTTGTACGACATTTTAATCCTAAAGAACCGTGTTGCCTATGAATCCAGCGGCCCGTCTTTTGTCGGCCCGACGGCTCTTCGTAAACTCCGTCTGGGTTTACTTTTGCATTAACATAATATTGTAATTCCTCTTTACAAATATCACATATGCCATTTTTCCAACCTCCCCCTTTTAGGTTAGATTCAGATTTTTTACTATGTATCATATTACGAGATCTTCTGATTGAACGAGTTAGACGATTAGGTATTTTAAGCTTTGATGAACGAGAGAGTTGATTAATTAATTTATTACGTTTTGGTGACATATTATGTGATCTACGTTTTAGTGATCTACGTTTTGGTGACATATTATGTGATCTACGTTTTGGTGATCTACGTTTTGGTGATCGACTTTTTACTGATGTACGTTTTGGTGATCTACGCTTTAGTGATCTACGCTTTAGTGATCTACGCTTTAGTGATCTACGTTTTGGTGATCGACGTTTTGGTGAATTGATCATTTTTATTTAAAGAAACATTTTAAATTAAACATAAAAATTATAATAAATTTTTTTATAATAAATGGCAGAATTAGACGAACTTGCAGTTCAAACAAATGCATGTTGTAATTTAATAAAAACATATGATTGTAATTACTTAAACTCAATGGATACAGATTTAAAAAAATCTTTTTATGATAAAGTTACTGATGGTAAGTATTGTTTTAACACAGTAAAAAGACCTGTTCTTGCTAAGTTAATTGATAATCATTTAAATGATGAAAAGGCAATAACAATTTATCCTTTTATTGGAGGACCTAATTCTCTTACAGTTCATTACAGTAAAGAATTTAAAAAAACAATATATGTATTTGGAGAATTTCATAATAAAGAAATAAATTGTAGTAATGTGGCAGAAGATGATCCGACGGTAGATCCTATGGATCAAGAAGTTCACATAGAAGATTTTTTGTTTACATTATTACAAACGACAGATACTTTTTTAGATATATTTATTGAATCAAACCCACTTTCTTCCACAATACGTCCATTAGAATCTGCAAACAGGCTTACTAAATTATATAACCAACTAAAAAAATGTATTATTAGAGATTCTCGACATGATCCAGAATGTTTACTAGGTCGTGTTCATTGGATTGACACTAGAGATGGTCCTGAATTGAGTATGTTTACATCATTATATTTTCATGGTTTACTAAATAATGCAATTAGTGTGACTATACCAGATTCAGAAAAAATTGTAAAACTTGAAGAACTTGTAGATAGATATAAGGAAGTATTTGAAGAAATTCAAAAATTATACTATATATCAGACAGATATGATTATTTTTCACTTAAAATTACTACAAATAGTATTAATGTTAAAGAATTTACAGATACAATTGTCCATCGTGCAATTAAAAAATTTTTGATGAACGAATTATATACAACAATATGTGGTTTTGAAAGAATAATCGAGGCTATTACATTTTTATTAGCAAAAACATACTCAATCGAATCTGATGATTCTAAAAAACATTATCAATTACGTGAGACGCTAAAGTTTGTATCTTATTTTTTGCTTCAAATTGATATTATTAATATGGATTATTATGCATTATTGCGTGTGTTTAAAGATTTTCGTGTTGATGACGAACAAAAACCTGCGTTTGATGGAGCTATAATAGGTGATCAACCTAAAAAGGCATATAATATAATAATATACGCTGGATCTGGTCATAGTAGCAGATATCGCAGATGTTTAAAATATTTAGGATTTAAAATGTATGAAAAAACAGGCGACTTAAACAAAGAAGAAACATGTATAAATATGAAAGATATAATAATGCCATTTTTTAAAACATCTGAAATAATAAGCAAAGATGAAATTGATGTAGATTTACAATTTATTTATGACCATCCAAATATTTGGAATAATCCTACTATACCATAAAATTGACAATTTATTATATTTACTATAACAAATATGAATGACTTTCAAAAGCGTATATTGTTGTTCTTGATATTTTGCATAGGAATACGATTTTTTTTAGTTTTTTTAGCTAAATTTGCTGATAAAAAAATATTGCGTTTGATGGGTTTTTTGGCACTTTTACCTGCAATAGGATTTTTATATTTATTTTTTACAAAAAAAAGAAAGACGGGTCCTGAGACTTTTGGTGCTAAAATATGGTGGACCAACTTGCGACCAATCCATGGAATTCTATACTTACTATTTGCATTTTACGCAATCAAATCTAATAAAAATGCATGGATATTCCTTCTCATTGATGTTATTATTGGTCTAATTTCGTTTTTAATATTTCACCTATTCATAGAAAAGTAATAATTGTTATCTCATACTAATTCTTAATTAAAATCTTAATTAAAATCTTAATTAAACTCTTGATTCCATTAAAGTATGAGACCATCTTATTGATTGTTGAACTTGAGTAATATTAGTTAGGTAAAATTTATATAAACTTGAAGACTCAAAATTGACAATCCAGTTTGAAAAAGTGTCATCTATATTTAGATCCAAAATAGTAAAATAAAACTGTAAATATGGTTGAATTTCTTCTTGATATTTTATTAAAAGTTCAAAATCTTTAAACAATCTTTCTTTTAGAATATTATCTTCTTTTGCTGGTGTTCTTTTTAAATTTATTTGTAATAAATCATATATAGACCTATTCAATTCATTTTGATCAGGCGTTTTAATAGTAAAAACTTTTTCAAGAATATCGATATCATTAGAAATTAAATCACTTTCTGCTTTATCTAAGTTATCTGAAAGAGTTTTAATTTCTAATTCTAACTCTTTGTTTTTTAGTTTTTGATTAAATCTTTCTAATATTGTAATATTATATTTAGATACAATATAACTTGGTGTTAAAGTAATGCATTTTTTTGCTAGTTGCAGTGCCTCATTTGTATCTTCAGTGTAATTAAATATTTTATCATACTTATTAATTGAATCTGTGTATTGAAGAGATAGATAATTATATCTTTTTTCTTCAGTGATAGTCGAACTTAATTCACGATTATAATTTTGCATCAACCATTCTATAAACATCAGAGGTGTATAATTAGCGGCTCTTGAAGTTGTCAATCTAGCACAAAAAGTATCTGTAGCATTCCTCAAACCTTCTGCACCATATTTAAGAATATCATATGGATCCTCTTTTTTATAAAAATCAAATAGTGCCATAATATTTTTTTGTAAGTTTCCTCCTCTTTTGGCTGCTGAGGCAGAGTAAACTATAAATTTATACATATCATGTCCAGGAACCATAAAATGTTTGTGACCGCCCTGATTTGAACGATAAGAACCAATAGAATTATTTTCAACAAATGTTGTTGTTGAACCAAAATCAATAATAATAGGAATAAATTTAGGATTACTAACTTTGTATGTTTTCATATCTAAATGAATATCATAACTTTCTTCAGATTTGCATTCTCGTGCCATAACATTTGAACAATGCATATCAAAATGTGTAAACCTTATTTCTCTTTGTGCTATTTCTAATCCTAATAGCAATTGAAAAAACAAAATTAACCATTCATTAAAAGTAATTGTATTGTTTTCCAAACTTGAATCAACAGTATTTCCTTCTATATTTTCATATAATATATATAATGTTTCACTTGGAAATTTTCTTTTTCCGCAAAATAATTCACGCTTATTAACTAATGGGTTCTCTATAATTGTTCCAGATTTGTCAGAAATAGATTGGGAACAATAAAATGCTCCTAAAGTATACACAAATACAGGTGTCAAGTAACGTAGTCTGTTTATAGATTCAAGACCAACGTAATATTCTTTTAACATTCCTGGAATATTAATCTTTTCTTGTGCGAATTTAATTATAATATGAATATTTGGTGAAAAGAATTCTGTTTTGTATATATTTCCGTATTCACCTGTATGTACTAAAAGTTCCATTTTTTTAATATACTTTGTTATTGATTCGTTTAAGAATGGAAGTCCTTTTGTTTTTTTTTCTGATGTAGTTGAAAAAAGAGTATTAAATAAGCAAAATACTGCCTTCATATCTGAAGCATTATGATTTTCTTGTTTTAAGATTTTAACCAAGTATTCAATAGATATTTCGTTTAGTTTATCAGCATATTTTATTTTGCAAGCCTTATAATCTAACATTTTATCTGTTAGAAATTGTTCTTGTACAAGTTCTTTCATTTTAATTTCTTGAAATGATACCATTTAGTATCTGATTATAAAATTAATTTATAAATTAATTTTATAAAGATCTTTTTTTTATATAGAAAGATTTCCAAGTAAATTTTCCAAGTCATCTACTCCTCCTACATCTAAGACACTTGCACCTAAATTTGAGGAATCAACACCACAATGTGTAATATGCCATCCATTTGACACTGCCGCTTCACATCTCATTATTATCTCAGATTCTTTCATTATTACACTTCCAGTATCTGCACCGTCCGTAATAATAAACAAGTGATGTTCAACATTTTTTTCTGGATACCAATCATCTAGAATTACACCTATTGCATCATACAGAAAAGTAAGCCCGAATTCAGGTAATTGATTCATAGAAAAAGGTTTAGCATTTGGAACATAATTGGCTTTACACAGATATGTGCACTTATCACAAAACAACATTACAGAAAGATATACATTTCTACCACCATCCTTCATTTTCTTCAACTTACATATAAATTTATTCAGACCTTTTATAATAGATTCAGAGTTTTTTTTCATACTATAGCTAATATCAACTAGAACGATGGCATGTTGTTTCATTTATTTTATTTAATCACTATTCTTAAAACTAAATTTAATTATATATAATTTTTACTAGAGGTAATGACCTAATAAGATATGTTATATCCTCTTCTTTCAATAAAGGATTATCAGATACTATTAATATTCTAAGTTTGTGTTCTTGTAATATTCGGAGAATTGGTATAAAAGCTTCAATCATTTCTCTATTCATACTTGGAACATCTTTCGATTCAAGCATACGCATAATAGTTTGACTTAAATCTAACGTAACGAGATTTACCAATTTTTCCAACACTGGACCTAATAATTCACGAATTGATCTGGATGTATATCCACATTCAGAAAGGCTTAGAAAAGTAAGTTGTGTTAAAGAACTTAAGCCAGTTCCTATTTCTTCTAAGTCAAATGGAAGGTAATCATCTGAATCCTCAGAAATATCGTCGCTAAATGGGTCCTCAGGCAGATCGTGTTCGGTAAAATATAGTGATTTTAATTTCGGTAATTGTCTCAAAATATTCCAAAATTTATCCTCGTATTGAAGAATATTTATTTCAGTAACATGAGAACCTTTTAATTCAAAAGTATCGACGTTTTTCATAGCTTCCTGAAAATTTTCGCAAAAATCATCAAAATTAAAATCAACTGTTTTTAGTTTAACATGACATAATCTTAATTCTTGAAGGTTATCAAGACTTCTTATGTATTCAATAAAAAAGTTTACAGGAATTAACATATTAGAAAAACGTAATGTATTGAGTATTTTAAGAGGTTCTAACATTTTTCTAAATTCTTCTTGATCAGTAGCATCTTGTTTTAAAGATGACCGAATTTTTTCTTCAATAATTATATTAAGAGATAAAGTATTTGGAAACTTTTCTGTAATTTTACCTATGTATGAATATAAATCTTTCCAATATATACCTTTATAATATTTATCGTCATAATCACTATTTATTGTTATTGTAAGAAATACTTTCACGTCTGACGGTTCAAGAATTCCTTTCAAATTAGGTATAATCCGTTTTAATTTTTGTTCTAACAATACACTTTTTCCTATCAGCCCACGACTACGTATGTTGCAATTAAGACGTAATATACATTCTGCCGGTAATTTACCAAATCCTCGACATATATCTCTTATACTATCATTTGAATATTTAAAATTGTTAGCTAAAGGTCCAAAAATTGTTATGTTTTCATTTACCAATTGTTTCATTCTTTTTGAAACGTTTTGTACTGGTAAAAACGGTGGATATGTAAAATTAGAGTGCACTTTAGAAAAAAATGTATCAGATGATACTATCATTCCCAGTGGATTTTTCATTAAATTTTTGATTAGTATGTTAGGAGATATTAAAACTCTATCTGTCATCACATCATTAGGTAATAATGCATTTGAAATTTCCGTTAATGTTCCATACATAAGATAAAACGTTCCAAAACGAAAAAAGGCTAGTTTGCTATCTTGTATATCTATATCAGAAATGTTAAACGCAACTTTTATTGTAATAATTGAAGATGAATATTTAATTATTTTACAAACTACAAATAAATTATCATATGACTCCAACATATCCAATTTATTTTTTAAAGAGAATTTGTCTACTGAGTCATCTATTTCAAAATTTGCTTCTTCAGAAAGAAGCATTTCATCATACCCATCCATTTTATAAATATGTTCCATTTATGATTAGACATAATAAATAATTATAATTATTTATTATAATAACATACATTTTTCATAAGATACAAAAGAAAAATCTGTAAAATTAGCCATCGCATATCTGGATTCATACATTTTGATTTATGCTGGTATAAAAAGATCAAGAATTCTATCAGATTATAATACTGTAGTATTTTTAAACTTTGATTAAATTAAATTGAATTTATATTTTAAATTCAATTTATTTATATAAAATGACAGAAGAAGTGACACAAGAAGATATCTTATATCAAGATAGTGATGTGTGTATATTAAAACCAGATGTAAAAAAGGGTATTTTGATATTTTCTAATATAGAAAAAAGAACAACAAGAAAAAGTATATATAAATATGGATTAAAAACAGGTAAACAATTGGAAAAAGAAGGAATTGATTTTGGTCGTTCTATGATTCATGACTATTCTTTTTTTAGAGCGCCTAAAATGTCAGGTCCTATTATTCGTGACTCTATTGAGTCAGAACTAGTCAGCTTATATGGTCCAGATCTAAATCTTCGTCTAAAAGTCTGGATAAGAATTGACCCAACCAGAACATTTGTGTATTCTAGTGAAATCAGAGCAAAATTTCATCCTCAATTCAAATTTGGAACACCAGAATACTTAAAAAATTTGGAACAAGAAGTGTCAAAATCTAGAAAAACAATGATTGAATATTTTCAAATTTTAGAAAAAAATTCTCTCATATTTGACGGAGTCAATACAAACCCTGATTGTATACAAAAACCTTTCTATAATTTGTTTAGTTCTAGATTACAAATGTTTTATGTTAATCAACAGTACCCATGGGATGTTGAGAATATCAATACAAATAGTGAAGTTTTGGTCAGAGTTAATATTTTGACTCCAAATTTTTTTGTGAAATGCTTGAAATTTTAATTTATAAAACTTAAGCGAGTAGTGATTGAATTGTTTTTAGAGCGCCATTTAAAAACCGCAGTGCTCTAAATATAAATTATAATCTCGCCGTGGGTGTTTTATGTTTGAATATCATAAAGCGACATTCAAATGACCAGTGCAATATACCAAACGCCAATTTTATTTTTTTAATTTTTTAAGTAATGATTTCCATTCATCAACACTTTCCTTTTCTTCAATAATTTTATAATTGTTGTCTAAAATGAGTCTTTCATATTTTTTTCTTTCTACATCATCATTAGCATACTTTATTGCTTTGGTAACATACTCTTTTTCAGAATTGCATATAAATTCTGTTATTCCCATTTTTTTATATAATCCTTCTGTAAATTTACCACTAATACGTTTTCCTGGTCTTGTAATGCAAACTTTGCCAAGTAAAAATGTTTCAATTGTCGAATTAAAACCACCAAACGGAAAATAATCTAGAAGTATATCAGAATTTTTGATGTTTTCGGCATATTCCAAAAAAGGAGCGTGGTGTATAAAATATACACGGTTTATCTCTTTTATTTTTTCATTTATGTACTTAGTAAAAATTACATTCTCTTTTTTTTCTTTTTCAGAAGACAAAAGAACAATTACGGCATTTTTATCCTCTTCTAATATATTATTTAGTATTTGAATGAAAGATGGATGAATTTTTATAAAAATTTGAATACATCCGTATATAATGGGAGAACCGATTCCTGTTGCTTTTACAACTTTTTCTCTCAATTTATTTTTAATCAAACTCATTTTAAATTTTTCAAAGCCAATTTCGTTTGGAAAAAGGCTAAAAATATCATAATAATATGTTCCAAGAGAATCAAATAAAACTAATTTTTCACTATAGTGAGACTGATCTTTTTTTGAATTAAAGAATTTAGAAGACACAAAGTAATCAATATTTGGTATTCCGGATGTATCGGAATGTCCCCAAGTATTAATCTGAACAGGTGCTAAACGAGAGAAAGCTAGCCATTTTGTTTTGATACACATTCCAATTTCAGGATATACAATAATATCAAAATTTTGGTCTGCTATTTGTGTTCTATTTTTACTCAAATCGTTTTCATCCAGATAGATAATTGTTTCTGGCGTATGATTATTCATTATTTTTGTATAAAAAGGACAAATATCTCTTTTACGAGTCATTATTTTTACATCAAACTCTGGATCATCACATAAATGTTTAATAATTCCCAATCGATCTTTTGAAACAGAATGAAAAGTAACAAGTAAATCAGAAATAAATCCTACTTTTATTTTATTATTCTTCCTTTTATTATTTTTTTTTGCATTCAATGAATTATATAGTAAATCAGGACATAATTTATATTGTAAAGTCGAAATATTTTTAAATATTTCAACATTACTTAAATCGTGATAAGAATATGCATACGCATTATTACGAATAATAAATGTATTTAAAATATTTATGTTTTTGTAAAGAGATCCTGCATTTTTAGTCATAAATGTAATCATTTTTTGATAACACGCACGATGTTTTAAAATTTGTTCTTCGGTGTCATACAAAAAATAACAGTTTGTAATTATCTGAACTAAAATAGTGCACATTCCAATTGAATTACACTTCTTATATGCACAAAGAAAATCATCAAAATTCTCAATATCAAAATTCTTTTTATTTGTTATTTTCTTATAAAAATCGTTAATTCTATTTATTGTTATTCTGTATTGGCCTTCCATTGTTCCAAACATAATAAGAAAGTGCACATTCTCATCATTTATAGATTTTAGTAATACTTCTTCGGAGACACCTTCGGAGACACCTTCGGAGACACCTTCGGAGACACCTTCGGAGACACCTTCGGAGACACCTTCGGAGACACCTTCGGAGACACCTTCGGTGACATC